CATGGTTTCCAGATACAGACTTTTGCATTTTTCGGCAAAATGTTTGTAGTTGTGTGTCGTATATGCTGTTTTTAGCTCATTTCTAGGGCTTTCAATGGTTTTGACGGTAGTTTATGCCTTCTGTATCTCAATGCGCCTAAAATCGGCTAAAAATAGGCTTCACGTGCGTGTTGCGTTTTTCTGTGTGAAGACAATAAAAAAAACGGGCTGTTTTTGCCCGCTTCATTTGTAAATGTTTAATAGTATAGTTCGTAATAGTAAGCGTATTTGTCTTTATCAAACCATGTCTTTTCACGTGTAATATATGGGTACATGCGTGTTGCGTTCAGTTCTTCAACCTTCGCCCATAACTTCGCTACCGCTGTGCGGTCTATGTTAAGTGCTTTGCCTATTCCTTCTTGTGATACTTCTATACCCTCAATGCCCTGTGCTACACGCTTCATGTATAAAAGAAACTTCAATACAGTCTCATTTATAATTTTGTCGTCTACAGCTTTTATAAAATCAGACAGCACATTTATATTTATTCTGGTATATCCCTGTGCTTTATCTATTCCGAACTTTGAAATAGTATAAACGTATTTTCCGCCCGTTGTCTTGTGTGCTCTGCTCTTGTCAATTAAGCCAGACTTTGCCAGTTCTTCAAGTCGTGTTCGTATGCTTCTTTCTGAGATGTTGCAAACCTGCGATACTTCTTTTATCGTAAATGCAATTTTGTGCTTGTATTTCTGTTCAATCAATAGCCGTAAATATACATAAAATGCTTTGTTTGAAATATCTTCTTTAATCGGGCTGTTATGTAGTTTGATTTCTGAACGGTCAACTACTTTCCCGTCCATGCTTCCGAACTCTTTCAAATCGTCATAATTAAATTTATATTCAAAGTGATAAAATAAAGCTTTTGCTTTTCGCTCGATGTCCGGAATAACATCGCCGTTGTAATTGTATGTGTCAATGCTCGCCAGCGTTTGTACTGTGCTTATAATTGCGTCAAGTCCTACGCCTTCATAGTCACGCAAAAACAGCACAATACCCCTTATTTGCTTGTCTGTATAACCGTTTCTCAATCCCATTAAAACGGCTTTAATAGGTGCTGGAAGTTTGTCCGTGATAATGTGAGTATATGTTCTTTGTAGAAATGCGTCGTCATACGCTGTAAAGTCCTGTTTCTGCGTTTCTGCTGGCGTTTGTTTTGCCGTTGGTTCTTCTTCCTTTGCCGTTTCCTTCTGTGCCTGTTTCTTCATGCCTAGCTTGTTTTGAATGTCCTGTAAGCTGTATACGCCTTCATGCGTGCTATAAATGTATGTATTTATCGGCTTTTCTGGGTCTTTGTTATTTACAGTAAATGGCATTCTCATTACACGCGCACAATCTTTTATTTTTTCGTCTACTGGGTAGCCGTTTGCCTTCATTGCGTCGGTGAACTCTGCTAAAAGTTCTTTGTCTGTGCTTGGTTTATCAAGTTTGTAAATGATTTGGAAGCCGTGTCCACTGAAAATACTATAGTTTGGTTCAAGTCCGCTTTCTTTCAGCTTGTCAAATATCGTCGAAAATTCGCTTTCTGTGATATGGTCAAAGTCTGCGCAAAGCATTTGTGTACTTTGTGCATTGTCTTTTGTTATTGTCTTCTTGTCTTCTGGGTTGAATGTATATACTGAATAATATAGACAATATGCGCGCCCGCTTGCGTCCAGTGTATCAACAAACTTTTTCAGTTCTTCCCTCTGCTTCTCTGAGTCATTGTAAAAAATCTTGTTCGGCTTTGCATACTTTCCAGCAGTCCGGAAAACCGCTTTAATATCTACACACTGGTTAAAATCGCTGTTAATTTGTGGGTGTGTGTCTAAAATAAAATTGTATAATTCTTCTGTCATCGTTAATTTACCTCTCTTCATCCTCTTGATTTTTTAGGCGTCCCACGATAATATATAGATGTTATCGTTGGTTGATAGCGTGTTCCGAACGCTATCGCCTCTTTTTTTTATGCCTACATATTAGCACAATTCACATACAATAACTATATATTTGTGGTGTTTCCGCCTTCTAGATAATTTTTTATTGATATTTCCGTAACGTATAGCATGCGTGCGATTTGCTTCCCTTCCAGTGTTCCAGCCTTAATATAGCGTCGTACTGTCCTGTCTGAACATTTTAATATTTCCATTACTTCTTTTACTGAGTAGTATTTCTTTTCGTCAAATATAATCATGCTGTTAGTTCTCCTCTTCGTCTTTTCTCTTTGGAAGGTCCACCCCGTTTAGCTTCTCTGTTATAATTTCTTCCATTACCGCCCTTACGCTTTTGTTCTCGTAATATGCATAACTTCTTATCATGTCCGCTATTTTCTGTGATGTTCTGAAAGCAAAAGTTACAGTTTTTTCCTTTTGCTCCTTTGTTGTGTCCAGTCCTTTACTAAAATTCTTTACCATGTTGTTATCCTCTCTTTAAAATTGTAAATAATCTTTTGCGTGGTCTTTTAATATTTGTTGTTGTATTTTTCCGCTTGTTTTGCGGTTACAGTGTCAAACTTATATCTTACATAATTGATTATTCTGTCTTTGAGTTCTTCGTCAATCTCTTTGAAGTCATTCAATGCCACTTTCACATATCCCATGCAAATATTGTTAAAAGCAGTACTATTAAACAAGTTATAAATATCTTCATCTGTACACGTTGCTAAAAAGTCCAGTGTTTTAATATTGCTTTCTACGTCCTTTTGGTCTAATTTGCTATTTTCTCTTAATGTTCTGTAAGAGTCTGCCGTCATTTTGTAACCATTCATGTGTTAGTTCTCCTTTATGTATTCAAATTGTAAACCCTTGGCGCTCTTCACTGCGCCGTTGCATGCCATGCGTACATAATCCGCGCTTATATTGTAATGTTCTGCTGTTTCTTTGACGTTGTTGTATATTTCCCCGTCAGTAATGCACCTAACAGGTTTTCCGCTGCTTCCGCTTCCGCCGTCGTTCTTGTTGTATCCATTTTCTTGTGTGTTCAATATTACAATCGCTTCATGTTCCAGCTTTTCGGCTTCTTCTTTGCTTAGATTGCTTGCAATTACTTTGTGGTCTATATTGCTCCAGTCATATTTTTTAATTGTCTTGATAAAGTCCGTTTGCTCTCTGTAGCCGTTGCCTTTGTAGCCGTAACGCTGTTCTATATGCTGTGTCATTCCAATATAAAGCTTTTCTTCCGGTGTGACGTGCATATATACAGCGTAATTTCCCGTGTGTTTGCTATTTTTTATGACTTCTAACTTTTCCAGTTGCTTCGCATATTTTTCTATCAACTCGTAAGTGAAACTAATTTCCGTTTTGCTTGTGCCTTTTGTCTTGATGTAAATATCACCTTTGCAAGTGTGATAACGTGCAACAATACTTGCGTTTTCTGGCTCTTTTAATGCTCTGTCGTTGTCTTCGTCGGCTTCTCTGTTCAGTGTGCCCCAATCGCAAAGCAAAAACCTTGTTACAGCTTCGTGGAAGTCAATTTTAAATTGAATATCCGGCAATGCGTTTCTAATTGCTTGTGTAATGCACCATTCCAGCGTAAAGCCGTCAATTGCCTTGCCTTCTTTGTTCGTAAAATGGTATTTGTCTACTGGTTGCGGTCTGTTGTCTTCGTAAACTTCATCATTTACAGCATTTACAGCCATTTGCAAGCCTGCTTTCAATGCTTGGTTGCGCTGTAGGTCTTCCAAATCGTAACCAAACGCCTTTAATACTTCGTCAGTTTCTACCATGCCTATAGGTTTTTTGTGCTTCTGTAGCTCGTTGTAAAACATCTTGAATATATAGCCTTCGCCCGTCTTGTCTGCTTGTATTTTCTTTTCGCTGTATTTTCTCATTGTATTTTTTTTGCCCCCGTCGTTTCTTCATGCAGTTTTTTACTAGCCAGTTGCATTTTTAGACTACTTCTGTGTAATTTTGGACTACTTCCGAGTGATTTCGGAACACTTCTGTGTAATTTCGGAACACTTCCGAGTGATTTCGGAACACTTCCGTGTTAGCTTTTCATGTAGTTATTTATTAGCCAGTTGTAAGGAACTACCGGTCTGTATTCCCCTCTCATTTCAATAGGTATCTTTGCACCATGTACTAATTCTGGGTAATAAACACTGTCATTGTCTAAAATCGCCGTGTAGCTTGTGCCTTCTTCGTCTGCGTCGTATGCCTTTTTTACATCTTCGGTCACTAAACACCATACGCCTTCACCGTTGCCCCTGTTATAAGCTTCTTGGCTTGCTGGTAAATTCACTTTTATGTATTTCATGTTGTTTTTCTTCCTCTCTTAGTCAGTAGTTCTAAAAAAGTAACTCAGTTCTTCGCCTTGCAAATTATCACAAGCCCAACTATCCGCCTTTTGCCATAACTCATTGTAAAGTGTTGCTAAAGTGTCGTTGTGCTGCCAATGCTCTTGCATTTTCCAATTTAGGACCATGACAAGTTCCGTAAGATATTTATAATTGCTTTTCCACTCTTTAAATGCTCTGTTATACGTTTCTCTTACGCCGTCAACGCCGAAAGTTTCCGCTATGCTGAAATCCTCGAAAAATGTAGTAAATGGTCTGTAGCCTATCATTGCTTCTACTGCGTCCCTGTTTAGTGTTTTAATTTTCATGTTCTTTTTTCCTCTGTTTCTGCCTCTGTCTATCTGTGACTACTTATAGTATAAGTGACTTGTCATAGCTTGTCAATAAAAAAAGACATGTTATAAAAACATGCCATTTTAAATGCCGTATACGCTCCGTTTTGTATGTTGGTTGATATATTTATCATTAAATTTAAAAAGTGCCTAGAAACGTCTAAAAAGTGCCTTATTCGCTGTCCTTCAACATTTCGGGATTGTATGGAAGTACATTTCCTAGTTTTTCATGGTTATTTTTTGCATAAAGCACTAAATCACGTTTGTAGTCCTCGTATGGGTCAACTCGTGTGACGTTGTACACAAGTCCGTTGTAACCTATTGCCAGATTTGAAGGAATGGCATTTCGTACATAGTCAAGCCAGTTGATACGGAATAAACATTCTTCTTTACTCTGTGTGCTGTCGTTCAAGTATGTGAGTGTTGCGCTCAATTGCTTGAAATACGCCCACAAGCTCGGCTCTTTGTGTATTGGCATATACCCTTCGGTTTGGAAGCCGTCTTCGTCCTCGAACGTTCCCTTTTTGTAAATAACTATTTTTTTGTCTTTCAAATACCTTTTTGCCATGTTCTGCCCCCCTTTTTATTGTGCTTCGACAAATTCGTTGAGATGCTCGTAAAGGCCCACATAGGCGTCGAGAAGTGAAGCCGTGCCATCTATTCTTCTTCGCGGGTTGGAAGACTTCTTCGGCATGATGTTACCGTTTCTGTCCTCTTCTACGCAAGTATTAGACAAGCACCATTTCAATATAGGGTTATTGTTATAAATAACCTTCTTTGCTTCTAAATCGGCTTGTAAGTGTTGCATAGGTAACGAAAGTGTTTTTGCCCCTTGAATACAGCGCACCATGTTGAAGCCGTTGTTTTCCATTTCTTCCACCCAATAACGGGCGCTCCAGCTGTCGTAATATATCCATGCTGGCGTTATTCCCTTTTCCTTTACCATAGAAATAAACCAATCCGTAATATCTGAATAGTTTATGGTATTCCCTTTACAAAGTCGTAATAGTCCCGCTTCCTTCCATTTGTCGTATGGTATGCGGTCTTCTTGTATGTGCTTCTGGAAGTTGTCTTCTGGTAAAAAATACATTTGTGTTATATAGCGATTTTCTTCTTTATCCATTGTGAGAAGCGTTGCACAAGTCAAATCTGTTGTAAGTGACAAGTCCGCACCACCTATAGCCCATGCACCTCGGAATTGTTCCAAGTCGAAAGTTTTTTCATTGTTTATCGTATCAAATGTTAACCATGCCGTCGCGCTGTTCTCCCTCACGTTAAAATCTTTACAAAGTATGCCGGTTAGGTCTTTCGGGCTCTGTTTCGCACGTTCTACTTTCGCTATGAGGTCTTCCAGCTTCTTTATACTTCCTAGTGCTGGGTTTGCTTTTCGCCATGCGGTCGGGTCTTTCCATTCGTTGCGGTCGTTAAGCTCGTACATGATTGCTAAAAAAGTTTCGTCTATTATAGTTCCGTCCGCTACTTTGCATGCATAATCATAAATATCATCGAAAATGCACTCTCTAACCGTTCCCGCGGTCGTTATCATGATTATAAGCGGTTGCCTTCTGGAAGACTGCGACTGCTTCATGACTTCGTAAAGGTTTCTATCTTTAACGCCGTGCAATTCGTCCATAATTACTAGGTAACTGTTCAGTCCATCCAGCGTATCGGAATTTTTTCCGAGTGGTTGTAGCTTGCTCATTGTAAGCGGAAAATATAAATCACTTTTTCGCTTCTTGATATACTTTTTTAACTCTGGTGACTGTTGCACCATGTGACAAACTTCGTCAAATATAATTTTAGCTTGGTCTTTCTTCGTTGCGGTACTGTAACAGTCTGCGCCTGCTTCGCCGTCCGCTATCATCATATAAAGCGCAATTCCCGCAAGCATGGTTGACTTTCCGTTTTTTCGTGCAACATAAAACAGACTTTCTCTGTATTTCCTTAACCCTGTTTCCCTGTCAACGAAACCAAAAAGGGCGTTAATGTAAGCTTTCTGGAATAACTCAAGCTTGATAGGCTTTCCAGCCCATTCGCCTTTACTATGCTTACAAAAACGCTCGATAAATTCTATAGGTCTGTTTGCCTTTTCTTCGTCAAAAATAAAAGCGTCTGGGTGGTCGATGTCGTGAACAAGCTTCTTGTATACGTTATAAACGCGTTTGCTCGTTACAATTTCGCCGGCTTCAATTTTATTAAAATACTCTTTTATGTAGTTCATGGCTACACCCCTAAAAAGTCCATGAGTCCGCCGTCTTGTTTTGCCTTTACTTCCTCGTCTTTCGGTAACAGGTCGCACAATTGCTTATAAAGCAAACTGTAACGCTGTATTGTCGTGTTGTAGCTTTTGAGCGCTGGACTCTCTCGCCACATTTCTTGTTTTCCATTTTTGAAGTAGTCAACTGCGCCATTCTCTGTAATATTTTCTTTCAGTTCTTCCAGAGTGCCAGCCATGAAAGATAATTCTTTAATAAGACTGTTTGCGACGCTTTTTTTGTTCTCTGGTACTAACTTCACAATTTTTTTAAGGCGTGTTAGTTCGGTACGGCTTGCCTTCTGGGCTGTCGTTTCTGTATCTTTTGCTTTCTCCATACTATCACCCCTTCATAAGTTGCTATATGTTTATATATTTACCCTCCCGTCATGCAAAAAACCTCAGACGGGTTTTTGAATGTAGGGCATTTGATTACTTTTCACCCATTTGCTTTTGTGACCTGGGGCGGTATTAATTGCCATAGCTGTACGTTACAAATACTTTTCAGCGTAACCGGAATAGGAAGACAGAGAGAAAAAGCTATTTAAGTTTGCTGTAAAGCGTCCGTGCTTGTATGCTTGCCTATGAACTCATCGAACGGCTGAACGTATAGACCGCAAGACTGCTCACCAGTCATAAGCAATCTTTAAAGTTTGGTTTGCATATAATACACTTCTGCTTTGTAAGTACCTGTAACGCACGGCTATAACAATTACTTGTCATAGCTTTATTAAGTTGCCTTTGTCGTCAAATGTTAACCCTTCTGCCGTTACTGGCTTTTCCATGTGCTCGTGCTGGTGACATGTTGCGCATAGTGCTTCTAGGTTGTTCCAGTTCAGTGTTATGTTTGGGTCATTAATATTTGACGGTGTAATGTAGGTTTTGTGGTGCACAATAACAGCAGGCTTTCCACATCTTTCGCATACGTAATGTTTGCTTTGCATAAATGCTTTTTGTGTGTCTCGCCATGCTTTGGAAGTGTAAAACTTCTTCGCGTATTCTTTTGCCACTGTGCACCACTTCCCCTTTTGTTAACTTATGATAATGCTTTTAATAGATTATCAATGCTTCTTTGTAGCTTGTCACTGTCTGCCTGTTCTGGGTCGTACCATAGAGACAACAGAAACTTGCACGCTGTTTTAGCTAAAGGGCTTGCTACTTGTGCTTCTACACTCATTCCAGTAGTTAGAGTTATATACTCTTCAGCACTCTCTATTAAGCCTTCAATATTTACATCGTTGTCGCTGTTATCCAGTCTCAGCCAGTCTCTAGCTTCTTCGATTGTAATTAGCATATGTTAGCCCCTTTTCTAAAATTATTTCCCTGGTGTGATAGCCAGTTTAATAAATGCTTCGTCTACAATTGGTTTACAATCGGCAATTGCCATGCCTCTATAATCCACTTTGCCAGACTTGAAAGAAGACTGTGTAGAAGACTCAACAGCGATACCGTTCGGCATGTTGTAACCGTAATATTGGAAGTTTCCGAAGAAAATTTCGTTATCCTTGATATTATCGTCAACAACAACTTCAAAGCCTAAAATCTTTCCTACGCTGTCGTCCTGTGCATTTTGTACAAATACTGGGCGTTTGTTTGCGTCCATTAATCCGTAAACACTGTTATACAAAGTTGCATTGTTCATTGCGAATTTTGCACCCTTTGAATATCCACGTTTCAACTTTGAAATAACTGTAGTAATGTTTTGGAATGTCAAGCCTGTTGTAGTTAAAAGGTTTGTACCTTCTACCCATGAAATACCTGTTTCAATTCCAGTACCTTGTCCGCTTCCACTACCATTTACGATACCGTCCGCTAAACATGCCATAACGCAATTAGTCAATTCTTCTGTTAAATATGCTTCGAATGCGTCAATGCTCATAGTTTTTACTTTTGCACTGATAGAGAAAACTTTGATAATCTCGTTTGCGTCAAAAGTAACTTGTGCAATAGATGGTTGTTCTGTTGCTACGTCTGCGCCTTCTGTGTTCCATACTGCTTTACTTGCTGGAGTTGCTACCGGTACGGAAATTTTGGCAGGAACGTTGAACGCTCTAACTTCTGCAATAAGTCCGCCCATTGTGCGCGCTTTTTTCACTACTTCGTTTAATGTTGCTGTCGGAATAATTACCGGTGTATTTCCGCTAGTTGTATATGCGTCGTTGCGCTTTTCAAGTTCCATTGCTCTGTCAAGTGCGCCACGTTCTACGGCTGTAAGTTCTTTACCCATTAAAGACTTATAAAATGCACTGCGATATTCTGCGCTTGCGTAAACATCGCCTTTCACTGCTTCAGTGCTTGCGCCGTCCTTGAAAGTTGCACCAGTAATTGGAGTGAATGAACGTGCTTCTGTATCTGTTCCCGCTTCCTTTTCCTTTTCCTGTGCGTTTGCCTTTGCTTGTGCAAGTCCAGTTAACTCGATATTCAAAGACTTGATGTCACAATCTGGGTCGGTCTGAATGATACCTTTAACTTCTTGTGCTCTCTTTTCAATGTTTTCAATGGATAAATTTCTATAATAGTTAAATGCTTCTGCTACTGTTTTAAACATATTTTTTACACCTCTTTCATTAGAATTAAGTTACAAAGCGTAATTGCTTTGTTTCGTGCTTCCAGTTTCTTTAAACTTTCGGCTCTTGTGCTTCTTGCTTCTGCGCTTGCTGTCGGATATGCTGGAAAATTTACTAAACTTACTTCGTACACCTTGGAAATTTTTGTAATTGTTCTGGTGTTCGTTTTAGCGTCGAAACTGTCCCCACCGTCCGGTACAGAAAATGCAAAGCTCATGCCTGTGAGGTCTTCGCGTTTCACTGCCGTGTAAACGCTTCTGGCTTCCTCTGTGTCCGGTAATTCTGCCCGCATTTCAAGCCCTTTGTCTGTAATGCTTAATTGCATTGTTTTAGGCGTTCTTGCAAGCGGAATGCGTGTCATGTCGTGATTTACTAACAGTCTGCTGTCTGTTAGGTCTGCACCGTCAAGCGCACCCCTTTTAATTACCTCTGTATAACTTCCGCATAGGTCGTTAATGGTTGTTGGTGTGTCAAATACAATCGGCGTACCAACTATTATTAAAGCGTCTTTGCCGTCTGCCGTCGGGTCTGTCGCTCTAACTTCTGCCGTTCTGATTTCTTTCATGCTTCCGCCCCCTTATCTTCCAACTGGTAGGCGTTTGCTTTTGAAGCGTCCACCACATTTAGAGTTTGTAAACGTTTGTCGCCGTCTTCCACTGGCGCAAGGTTTAAAATTTCTCTTGCTTCGTTTACTGTAAGCAAGCCATACGGTACAAGCTCTTTAATCATGTTTAATCGTGTCTGGTTGTTTGAGTAAATAACTCGACCACTTTCAAATACAATTTCGTTGCCGTATGCTCTTTCACGCTCATTGAAGATTTTGCGCGTAAATTCAAGACTTAATTGTAATGCCAGCGGTTCAATGACTGACTCGTAAAAAGCGCCGTATTGGTCTTCAGTATATGAACTATTTACAATCGCTTCGGTAATTCCTAAGTAATTGTAAATTTTTGTCTTTGTCTCTCGCGTTTCTTCGGCGTTAATGCTGGTTGGGTTGTTGTTGATTGGCGTATAATCCGCTTTGCTGTCCGTTGCCACAATTCCGCCGTTGTTGCTTACGTCCAGATAATCAGCTATAAAGGCTTCTTTGTCTGCCTTCAACTTCTCGTCGCTCATAATCTGTGTATATTTCAGTATTCCGCGTATCTGTGCCCCGCTTCGTATTCCGTTTATAATTCCTTCGTTTTCAGCGTGTGCCAGTTCAAGCGCTGGAATTACTGCGTCGTTGCTGTCTCCTAAAAGTTCGTCACTGTTAAAATGTCTTCTAAGATGTATTACGTCAGCGTAACGGGCTGTAAAACTTTTGCCATTTCTAAAATGAAATTGAATGTATAACGTTTCGTTATCATCTGCCAAAAAGTCCGCTTGTGTGCACGTAATAGGATAAATACTTACGACGTCGCCTTTTTCGTTCCTGTTCAAAAAAGCGAAACAATTATTATACAAGTAGTAATGTGTCGTAAGCTTATATAACATGTCGTATGCTGTCATATAGGCATTTGGCGCAACTTGCAAGCACCTGTTAAGTCTTGCGTCTGTCCCTGTCTTGTGCATTCCGTCATAATTGACAATATGCGCACCCTTCAACTTTGCAACATTCCTTGCGATTGCGTCGACGCCTTCCCTGTAAATGTCATTTGCATACGCTCCACAATTCCAGCTAGTGAAGGCATTGGAAGTATTACCGTTCAGCATTTCAGCTTTAACGAGTGCTCTTCCTTTTGGTCTGAATATATTTTTTATATTCGTAATAAATCCCATTTACTAGCTCCCTTCTTCTTCTACGTTATAATACTATGTTATCATAATAACATAATAACATTTCAACATGTTTACACTTTGATTATAATTATATTTCCATTTTTTTTCAAGTGCACATACTAAATACTTTTTCTTTGTTTTGTATGCTCATAGCATACTTTTATTAGTTTGTATGCTCACAGCATACATTTTGTTATACTCACTTTTACATGGTTTCATATAACTGGTTATTTGGTACTCACTTTTTTTAGTTTAATAAAACTTGTAATAGTGCTTTGCTGTATGTTCCTCTCTTCTTCTCTTTCCTCTTCTTCCTTTCTCTCTCTCTGATAATACTTGTAAGTGTGAAAAACCTTCCGTTTTACATTGAAAAGCCTTTATTTATGCGGTTTGACCCCCGTGAAAAACCTTCCGTTTTAGAAAAAATGCGGGTGTGAAAAACCGTCCTTTTTAGCTTTGATGGTATATCAAAAACTATCCGTTTTAACTTTGAGGGTATGTCAAAAACCGTCCTTTTTACATTCAAAGCCATGTATTTATGCGGTTTTACCTATATGAAAAACCTTCCGTTTTACTCTCAAAAGTCTTTATTTATGCGAAAACATGCACTTTTCAATTCATCACTTTTACATGGTTTCATACCCACTTTTACATGGTTTCATACCCACTTTTACAT